TGCGATGATGGCATTTATTAGAAATACAAAACTTGGAACTATTGCAATTAAATTATTTAGAAGTGCAATGTTATTTTCTGGTGTTGGAGCTGTTCTAATTGCTATTGGCGTTGCTGTTGCATTAGTTGTTAAAAACTTTGATAAATTTAAAGAAATTGCTGGTGGAGCAATAGAAAAAGTTAAAGGTGCTTTTAATACATTAAAAGATGCAGCTATGGAAGTTGTGCGACCAATCATAGATCTTTTTGCATCATTTAGTGATGGGCAGAATGGTGCAGAGGGGGCGCTTTCTGGTATTGCTGGTTTGTTTGATAAAGTTGCTTCTGTTATTCAATTTGTTGCTGGCTTAGTGAAAAAATTTGTAGTTGGCGTCATCCAGCCACAGATGTATTACATTATTAATATTATTAAGGCAGTTATTGAAGTTTTCCAAGGGAATTGGGATGGGGCATGGAAATATTTGAAAGCTGGTCTTGCAAATGCTGCAATTGCTATTGTTAATTTGTTTGGTTTAGCATTTAAAGCAGTTATTAGAGCTACAATTAAATTAGCTGAAGGTATTATTAGAATTATTCTTTTTGCATTGTCCAAGGGCTTAGGAGCTCTTGGGAATATTCCATTTATTGGTGAAATATTTAAGGCAGCAGCATCTAAGGTTGACGGTTTTAGTAAACAAGTAGGTTCGGTAGCTACTAAAATTGCTGATGCTGCTTCTAGTGGTATTGATAGTGTCACAAAAGCAATAACTGGTAAATTATCAAATGCTGCAGATAGTGGTGTAAAGAAAAGTAGAAGTAAGTTAAAACTTTCTATTCCTGGATTTAAAAAAGATGGTGAAGATATTGGGAAAGCTACTGGTGAAGCAATCACCAATGCAATGGGTGATGCAATTGATACTGAAGATCTTAAAGATAAAATTGGCAAAGCAACCCAGCAAAATCTTGAAGATCTCGCTCAGCAACTTTATGATTTTGTTGTAAAGCGTTTTGAAGAAAATTTGAATAAAGTTGCAAAAGCTGGGGAAGACGCTCTTAAAAAACAAAAAGAAGCTGCTCTGAAAGTTTATGATACACAAGTTGAAACGCTAGAAAAATTAGAAAAAGCTGAACAGTCTCTCACGCGCACAAAAGAATTTGAAAATAGAATGCGCGAAATTATTGACCAAAGGGCGCTGCAGCAAGCTAATTATATTAGAAATCGGGCGTTAGCCATTTATGAAGGTCGTATTGATGATGCTCGTATGCTTGATCTTGAACAACAGAAAGCGGCGATGGAATCGCAGCAATCTGAATCAAGCACTGTTGAAGCACGCAGAAAAGATCTTGCTCAAGAAAATCTTGATGCGCTTAAACAAGCAATTGCTGAAGCGAAGACAGCAGCTGGGGAATTCTTTGATGTTGAGATTGAAAGGTATAGAGAGGCTGCAGAAAAAATTCTTTCTATTCCGCCAGCAACGATTGAACAATATGAGGCTCAGTGGAATCAGTTAGGTGAACTTGCAAGAACTGCTGCTGAAACTGCGAATGTCAGTTTTGGCAATATGTTTGAAAAATTTGCTACTACAATTAATGAAAAAATGCCCAATGATGTTATTGGTGCATTTACAACAAACTTAGATGAGCTTGTTGCTGTAGCAACTCAAAAATATGGATTAGGTGCAAATCCTGCTGATAATACAATTATTGGCGTTACTATTGGAATGCTTACAAGTATTGGAGATACATTTGGTGCGGGGAAGGCTTCAGTAGTTGAGAAGTTTGGTGCTATTGCTGTTGACATGGGTACCAATCTTAAGACATCTCTTGACACAATTCTTACCAATACAAAGGCAGCATTCTTGACTCCGTTTGAGGAAGCATTTGCTAAATCTAAACCTTTTGATGTTTTCACTCAGGCTATTGTTGATGGCAATGAAACGATTAAGAGAGAATTTGAAAAGACATTAAAATATAATGAGGAATTGCGCAATAAAATGATTGGATATCTTGATCCCGCAATAAAGAAATGGGCAGAGCTTAAAGCGCAAATTGATGAAACAGCAAATGCTGCTGCTAATGCTGCGCAGGCAGGCGCTGGTGGCGCTGGTGGCGCTGGTGGAGTTACTGGTGGATATTATGTTGGCCCATATGGTGCTATGTACAATGCTGGACTTGCTGGAAATAAATTTATTGGACCGAGCACATTTGTCGGTAGAACTTCTACATCTGTCTATCAGGGGTTTGGTCCGCGTACAGTGCCTGCTTTAAGAGCAAGATTAGGTAGAGCTCTTGGTGGATATGTTCCTGGCATAATGAGTAAAGCAATTCCTGCAATGTTGCATGGTGGAGAATTTGTATTGAATTCTGAAGCTGTTAAGTCTCTTGGTGTTGGCTACCTCAGCAGACTTAATCAGGCCAGATTTACTACGCCAAGATCAAATATGAATAATCCTGGTTATGGCGGTCAGTCCGCATCCGTTTCTACAGTAAATATTAATGTTGATACATTTATTGGCGAAGAAGAGTGGTTCAAGTCAATGATGAAAAATTATAATATTAATATATTGCCTAGACAGCAAAAAGTTGCTGGTAATGAAATGAGAAATTTTACTACATATAGTGGTATAAACCAGGTATAAAATGACTATCATACATTTAGTAAAACTTAATGGTGAGGAAATTACGGAGCATGGCCGTACTTTTTCTGGTGGCAGCACAATCAAGGCTTCTGATGTTGAATTAAATAATGGAACGCGAAGAAGATATATAAAAAATAGTAAAGACACATATAGTCTATCGTTTAGATATCTTCCATCTCTTCAAAATAAAACAATAGACGGCAGAAAAGGTCGGGATTATTTATATCAAATTGCGAGAACACCATCTTCCATTTCTCTTTCTATTAAATTAGATCCAGAAGAGGAATTCTATAATACAACTGCATATGTTGAGTCTTATAATGAAACATTAATTAGAAGAGATATTGCTGGTCAATGTTCATATTATGATGTGCAAATAAATTTGGTTGAGGCATAGTTATGGCGGCAGAATTTAGTCGTTTCGGTATTACAGAGCCGCTTTCTTCTGGTATTGATTTTTATACTGGTGATGAATTTGAACCACAAGTTACAATAAATGCATCTGGCAATGTTGTTGTAAATGCAATTAAATTTGCTCACGGTACAGCTACAATACAAATAGATTCTAATACGACAACTAATATTACAAAAATTGCATTTGCTCAAGCGAATCTTGATAATCTCATTACTGTTGACTTACAATATATATATGAAAGACAAGATGCTCTCGTATCAATTTCTGCAGAAGCAAATGTCGTAATCAATATTACAAAAATTGCATTTGCTGCATCGAGCATCTTAATTGATTCAAATGCAACAACAAATGCTACAAAAATTGCATTTGCAGCGGCATCACTTTCCGCAGAAGCGACAGTTGCTGTATCTCCATTCAAAACAGCTCTTGCAGAAATCCAAGTATCCGCAGAAACAACTGTTGCTACAACTGCAACAAAAATTGCATACGCCGCAGCGCTGTTTAGCAGTCAAGTAACAGTTAATACTGGTGCAAAGATATCGCTTGCAACTATTAGAATTAATGTTCTTCATAATACTTCTATAAACACACAATTAATAAGATTTAGCAATGCAATTACTGCTGATGATACACTCATTAGAGCTCTTCTGCTATTAGATAATAAACCTATAACCAACCAAAATAGACAGCTCACAGTTGCAGCAAATCCAATATTTATTGAAAATGAAAATTGGGCTGGGAATATATCTCGTTATTATAAAAATTCAACAGCAAATGCTGGAGCAAAAAGGATATTTAATTTAAATTGGAATTTAATTCCTGGTAAAGCTACCGATACAGTTGATATTCGTGAAGCTCGTAATTTTCTTAAAGATATTGCAGATGATGCCGATTCTCATACATTAACAATTATTAATCAAGATGAAAATGGAATAACCCCATATACAGAAGAAAATATTACTGTATTGATTACTGGTTACTCAGAAACTCTGATTAGAAGATATATATCTGATAATATATATTTATTCCAATGCAGTATGACGCTTGAGGAAGTCTAATGATTACTACTGATTTTTATAATAAAGATTTATCTTCTTCTTTTAATTCTGCAATAATTGCTGCTGCCCAAAAAGTAAAGCCAAAAATTTTAGTTACATGGCTTGATAGCCGACATTTAGACAACTTAACAGTAACTACAAATGATGCTCACGCCAATAATGCATATCCTAATCAAGGATTTTTCTTTGGGCCGTCGCAAGCTTTTAATGGTCTTGAGCGTCAATCTTTTACATGGGCAGTTGCTGATGCAAAGAATACCGATGGTGATGTAATTAGGGCAGACGGAACATGGTTTGCCATGCCAACATTATCAGGCACAGATTTATCTGCATCTCAAATGTCTGGTGCTTTAGAATTTGGTTGGTGGTCAAATTCTCAAAGTAATAGCAATGTTCACCCAACATATAATGGTTATGGTTTTGTAACAGAACCATATATTGAAGCTACATTCGATTCTAGAAAAGTAAATAAAGTAAGAATTGTAACATCTGAGTATTATGGTCAAATTTATGATTATCAATTAATTTTATGGGATGCTAATTCAAATGTTGTTCTAACAGAAAATGGGACAATTAAATCTAATACTTATTATCAAGATCATTTTGTTTCTTCTGCTTTATCCACTCAAAATATTGCAAAAATTAGAGTTACTGTCAGGAGTACAAAAAATCCATCTGATAATGCTCGTATACAAGAAATTATTCCAATGTATCAGGAAGATATGTCGGATTATGTTATGTCATACAGCGTTGATCGCACTAGAGATATCCATACAACAAGTTTGCCCATTGGCGGCTCTGGTGGTGCTAGTGTAACAATTGATTTTGATAATACTGGCAAAAAATTTAATTTGTATAATACATCATCGCAATTTGGTCAATATATGAAACAAGATATTAAAATTGAAGTTTTCACTGGTTGGAGAATTAAAAAACCCTCCGCAGATTTTATTGATAATGTGTATTTATCTACACATTTGATTGCGAATGCAAACACTAGTGCTAATACTATCTTAGTGAATGATATTACAATATTCCCAACTGGCGGTAGCGGTAATTATTTTGTAGCTATTGTTGATAGAAATACACAATCTGAAGAATATTTATTATGTTCAAATACATCTGGTTCTAATAATCTCAATATTCTTGAACGTGGTTATGCTGGAACTGTTGCTAAGCAACATAGTACTGGGTCCACTATAGAATTTGAAGTTTATGAATATGTAAAGCAGGGGACATTCTTTGTTGATGAATGGAGAGTTTCCTCTGATATGAAAGTCCAAGCAACTTGTCAAAATTGGACTAAAAAATTATCAGAACAAGTTTTGAGTTTTGGATTTTTAATGCAAAATGCTTTAGTTGGTGAAGCTATTGATAATTTGCTTATGCGTGCTAACTATCCTAAAAAAAATATTAATAGATTAACTAAATATAATAAAGGATCTACTGAACGAGGCGCTGTCGCTGCTTATTCATTTAATGAAGATACTGTTGATAGAAGTGGTAATAGCATTGTTTCTTCTACTGGCTTAAGAGCAAGATTTTGGGGTATGCCAAGTAATAGAAAGGATTCTTCTGTTAAAGATATTCTTGCAGATGCTATAGATAAAGAACTTACGCAATTAGATAAAGCTCTTGGGTTGACATCTTTTGTTAGCCCTTCTTACACTGCGCTTTCTAAGAATATTTCAGACAATGCATCTTCCGCATTAGAGTTAACTGGCTATAGTTTTACTGGGACTGATAGTAGCACATACTCAGATTATTATAATGGTGTCATTGATGGGTACTATGTCCCATCGGTTTCTGGTGCACAAACAATTGTTGTTTATGTGCAGAGTGGAGGTGTGAGAGTTTATCTTGATGACATCCTTATATTAGATAAATTTAGGTTGTTTACAACCAATACTCGTCTTGAGTCATCTTCTGTAAATCTTGTAGCTGGTGTGCCTCGTAAAATTCGTATTGAGTTTTATCATACATTTAATAATAGCGGTTCGGCAAGTTTTAATTTAAAACTTTATAAATCTGTTGGCGGTGGTGCAGATGCACTGATCCCCGCTTCTGATTGTTACACAATTACAGCAATTGATTATATTGGCGCAAAAGATCCCTCTTCTAATACTGCAGTAGCAGATGTTTATAACCATAGAAATAATGGTATTTATATTTCCGCTCCAAAATTAAATCAAACAACTGGTTTAGTATCTGATACAAAAGATAAATCTGTTTTACTTGAATCAAATGCCTATATTCGTATTCCTTATGATGAAAGTTTTGATTTAAGCAACTCAAATGCTTCTCTTTATACTGGAAGTTGGACAATAGAATTTTATGGCAAATTTGGCAACGGTTCGTTCAGTAATTCTGGAGAATATTTAAGTACTTGGGCTAATGCCACACCTTCAAAAGGTTTTGAATTATATAATAATGCTGCAAGCAATGGAATAAAAATAATTACATCAAGTGGAACAGAAACTATATCTTATAATACAGCATTATCGAATACTAATTTTACTCATATTGTAGCAACATGTAATGGTTCTAATATTTCTTACTATATTAATGGCATCTCTGTTGCATCAAATACTTTAAACGGTACGCCAGTTGCTTGGTCTAATTCTGATATTACAATTGGCGGTCGAGGTGCATCGTTTACATCTGGCGCTGAGGTTGCGCCATCTGAAATTAGAAGTTTTACAGTAGATGAGTTTGCTATTTATAATAAAGCATTGACAGCAATTCAAGTAAAAGAAAGATATATTGAATCTCAAATCCAACCGTTAACAACATTTGCATTTCTTTATGGGAATGAAAAATCAATTCAAGAAGTAATAAATGATATTACATTTGCTGATTTAGGAAGAATGTATATAGATGAATTAGATATTGCTAGATACGAACATTATTATAGATTTTTTGAATCTTCAATTGATCAACATGCAAATATCCAAGCTAATATTTCTGATAATACGCATATCCAAACTGCAAATTATATCGTACAGTTGCAGTGCAATAAAGTTGTTGTGCCAATTGCTGGTGTGCAAAGATCTACTAATGAAACACAACTATTATGGGGTGCAGAGTCTAATTCAAGTTTAACAACAGCAAATTTAAGTGCAAATATTGCTGCTAATGCAAATGTTGCTTATGTTTCTTCAACAACAAATCCGCCGTTCCCAGAAAATGGATATTTAAAAATTGATAGTGAAATTATTAAATATTCTAGTAAAACTGCAACATCTTTCAATAATCTTGAGCGCGCGCAGTTTCAGACAACAGCATCTTCACACTCTGCAAATACTAAAGTTCGTGAAACTCGCTATTATGATATAAAATTTGAAAAAGCACCAGCTTTCAATATCAAATTGCCATTTATTACTGCTAATGATATTGAAGATCCAAATAAGGTAGAGATACATAAATACTTGCCATATGCGTATGGAGCTGAGTTAATTGTTTCTACATCAAGCGATGTTAATGTTGGAGAAATTATATTCCTTGAAGGAGTCAATCCATTAACTGAATATGTATATAATTTTAGAATTGCAGGCAGTGCTGTTGTTATTAGTGAACAAAATTTACAAATTAAAGAACAGAGTGCATCAAATAGTGAAAGTATTAAAAAATATGGTTTGAAAGATATTGCTATTGAGAGTGAATTTATTTCTGATTCTGTGCATGCAAAAAATATTGCTGATTTTATTATTAATAAAACACAACTTCCAGTTCCAATTTTAAATATTAATACAATTGGGATGCCTAAGTTGCAGCTTGGTGATAGAATTAGAATAACAAATATGAGTTCTCTTGGCATTACTAATAGTGATTATTGGGTTATCTCTCACACATTTTCTGTTGGCGGCGATGTATCGCATGATATTATTCTTAGGAAAGTGTCGTAATGGCAATTAATGAAAGCGCCGTATACTTCTATCCTGGAGGTGGGCATAACCATGATGGAGAAAATTCAAGTTTACTTGACACTAGCAAATATTCTGTATTTGATTTTAACTATGCAGTTTTTGGTAATCCTGATCGTGTTGCTGGTCAAATCTTAAATCGTTATGGGTGGGAACAATTTATTGTTGCTACTGTTAATAAATCAATTTTAGAACCCGCTGGCCTCATTCTTCAACCTGGTATAATCAATGGCGCATCACATATTATTTCTGAAAGTATAACTGCTAATCAAATTGCTGCCAATACTATTACAGCTACTCAAATTGCAGCAAATACTATTACTGCAAACAATTTAACTGCTAATTTTGTTCTTGTTGATCAAGTTATTACAAGTTCTGATTGGGATGGCACATATGATGCTAATGGATTAATAACCAATTCTGGCACTACTGGCTGGGCAATATCTTATTCTGGTGAAGCTACATTTTCAAATACAATTATTAGAGGCACTCTTGTTGCTGGTGAAGTTTATATTAATGCGTTTAATTATTGGTTGGCAAATGGTGTGTTTAATGTTGGTTTTGACTCAAATAATGTTTTGAGTTTTGATGGCGCTAATCTTTTTATCACTGGAGAAATTTTTGCTACTGGTGGTGAAATTGCTGGGCTACAGATCTATTCAGATCGTATTGAATCTGGTGGAACATATTCTGGCACATTACTGCTTGGTAAAGGAGCAGGCAGTTACGGTATATTACAAATTGAAGGTGCGGCAATAGGTTCAGATATCCCTTGGGCTAATATTATTGGTGGTGCTGTTGAAGTATCGTTAATGAGTGGGAATAGTGTTATCGAATACAGCATTATGGATAGCTTTGGTCTTGAATATGGCGCGTACTCTAATACAGATATTTTTGCATTTTCTTGGGATGCAGCCAATTCCCAGCTTTATGCGCACATTTATCACACTGGTAATTCAAATATTACAGATTATTGCATAGCCAATTGCGGCACTGCTACTGTTGGCACAGTTGTTGTCGGCACTGTAGGTACTGTAGTTGTTGGTGAACCACCAACTGTAGTTGTTGGTGAACCACCAACAGTAGTTGTTGGTGAACCACCAACAGTGGTTGTTGGTGAACCGTGCAGTTGCGTGCCCCCATGCCCAGAAGGTTTCATTTGTGTTGATTGCTTTATTTGCATGGGTTAATATGATATACTTTAAGGAGATATTATGGCTGTAAGAAGATTCGTTTTTATTGTTGATGGTGATGTTTTCATGCAACTCCAATTTGATGAAGAAGGTCAAGGTATTAAGAGTGCTGCTTGGGCTGCTGGTTTGGCTAGTTCGCCAACTGTTGTTGAAGTTACAGATAGACCCGAGGTTGTTCCTGGCTGGACTTGGGATGGGAATAGTTTCATAGCGCCTTAATTTATGTCAGCTTGGAAAGATTATAAAGCTAAACTTGGTGAAGCAAGACCTTGGGATTTTCTTAATTCTAATACGCAATATTCTAGTGAAGAATTAGAAAATTCTAGAATGGATATATGTAATGAATGTGATAGATTATTAATCACTAAACAATGTAAAGAATGTGGTTGTTTTATGCCATTAAAAGTTAAATTATTTCATGCGACTTGTCCATTACAAAAATGGTAGAAGAAATATTAGCCCCTGGTATAAATAAATATTCTGTAGACAGTGAATTAATGGGGACTGTTTATGAAAAAGTTTCCAGACTTCTTGACCCATTTTTTGAGATGGGAAGAATTGTGACTCAAACTGGGAATTCGTATGGCCAAGCTGTGGATACAAAAATTAGAAATGCTCAAGTAAGAGCTGTTTTTGATTCAAAGAATTGTCACCCAGATGATGAAATATATACAATTGATGCAAGTTTAAACAGTTTAGTTCAGCCATGTATGGATTTGTATTCTAGATATCATGGATTGAATAATATAGAACAAACTCATGAATGGATATATATGAAATATCAAGATGGAGGATTTTTTAATAATCATAAAGATGATGGTGCGTCTTTGCCAAGAACTGTTTCTTTAATAGCTTATTTGAATGATAACTATGATGGTGGTGAGATAGAATTCCCATCTTTTAATGTATTTCTGAAACCAAAACAAGGTGATATTTTAATATTTTCTGCGGCGTATCCGTATGTCCATAATATTAAAAAAACATATAACGGAATTCGATATGCAGCAGTGAAATGGTATAGGTATATTAATCCACAATAGGATATAATAGTTATATGGCATACGAAAATTATTCTCAAGTATCTTGGGCTAGCGGCACGCCAATAACAGGCGACCGCCTCCAGCAGATGTCTACAAATATTCAGCAAGTTAAAGAAGCTACCGACGATAAACCACAAGGTTTGAAAAAATTTAAAGCAGTAACAACTGGTAGCGGTAATTTTAATGATTTTGCAACCACACATGAAATTATTTCATTAAAAGATGATTCTGGGACTGGTGGTTCAGATAATCGTGTAACTATTGAAGCTAATCGCTACTATAGAATTACATTAAATTTTACTGGCTTCACAGTAGACGCTAAAGGTGCTGAAGATTCAACTTATACTGTAAGTATTCATAGCGGTTCGCATGGCAGTGCAAATACAATGCTTTACTCTGCTGATTATACGCCCCCAATTTTTGGTTATATTGATGTAAGTTCTAACTCGTCTGCAAATATTGCAAATATTGCAACAAGAAGTAATTCATATGATAGTAGATTTGGTGGCGGTACTCATTCCGTTGTGTTGTTAAGCAATGCTTCTGGCTTTACTAACCAATCATTTTTTGCTGCAGTCAATAGAATACAGGGGGCGAGCTCATCCAACGCACCTGCATATAGTATCCCAGCGAGTGCTGGTTCTAAAGAGCTTCAATTTTATATTGAAGATATTGGTGGTGTGTAATTTTTGGAAGAAATTCTTCTTGCTTCACAGCGAAAAGATATAGATTGGACAAAAAAATATCAAACTGGTGAAAGCAGCCCTAATTTTCAAGGTGGAAAATATATTGATGATAAGGGCTATGTAAGAATTCTTACGCCCGATCACCCTAAAAATATTCGCGGTTATGCTTATGAGCACCGTTTGGTTGTAGAAAAATATTTAAATAGATATCTTGAATCTTGGGAAACAGTCCATCATATCAATGAAATTAAAGAAGATAATAGATTAGATAATCTTTTTTTATGTTCCCATAGTGAACATAGTGCTTTGCATAAGGAAGGGGCTCGTACAACTAAACATCACAGAGAAAAAATGAGAAAACTTGTTCAAGACACAAAACCGCATACAAAAAAAAGAAATCATGCTAAAAAAATACAAATTAAAAAAACTTTTTAAATCCGTGCAAACGCACCACAGTGTGCTATGATTATCGGAAACCATAGGAGTCCTAATGAAAAAATGTGAAGCAGAAGGTTGCACACAGCAGTTTGAACCTAAAACGGCAAATCAGAAATACGCTGAAAAGAACTGCCGCAAGACTATTGATATTAGCGGTCTGTGCAAGTTTAGAAGAGAAAACGGTTTATTTGAGATACCGACAAATCCCATAACTGGAGAAACGCCAGTGTCAGATGCTGAATTAAAAGTTAGTTATGCAAAGTTACTTTCAGAATATAATAAAATTAAGAGTAAGCAGGATGATCTTGTAGATGCAGTTTATCGTGCTGTTAAAGAGGATGTAAAGGCCACTAAGTATGTTCCTGTGCCAAAGCCAAAGTTGTCAAAAAAGAAAGGTACGGAAGAAGTTGCTATTGCAATTCTTTCTGACTGGCAGCTTGCTAAGATTACTCCAGATTATAATTCGCAAGTTTGTGAGCAAAGAATTTATAAATTTGCTGAAAAAATAATTGAACTTACAAATATTCAGCGTCAGGATCACCCAGTCAGAGAAATTAGACTTTGGGCACTTGGCGATATTATTGAAGGCGAGTTGATTTTCCCTGGACAATCTTTCCTTGTGGACGGTGGTTTGTACCGACAAATTACTGTTGATGGTCCGAGGATTATGAAAAACTTTATCAATGTGATGCTGGAGCACTTTGAGAAGGTTACATTTGTCGGTGTGATTGGCAATCATGGTGCTATTGGCGGTAGAGCTAGGCGCGACCATGACCCAGAGACAAATGGCGATAGAATGCTTTACCGTATCACTCAGCTTATGTTTGAAAAAGAGCCGAGAGTGAAGTTTATTATTCCAGATGGTCGGGGAGAACGCCATTGGTATGCTGTTGATAAAGTTGGCAAGTACCGTGCTTTATTGGCACATGGCGACCAGTTTGGGAGTCTTTCTTCCTTTTATCAATTCCAAAAGAAAGCTTACGGCTGGAAGATTGGAGCAATAGAAGAGGATTTTGATGATATTTATATTGGACATTTCCATACTCCAACTAAGATGACATTTAATACTGTCCAATTAAGAATATCTGGTAGCCCCGAATCTCTCAACACTTATGCAGCAGAATCTCTTGCTGCTGTTGGGAGGCCGTCACAAGCATTACTATTTGTTCATCCCGAGAAAGGCATGGTCACAGCGGAGTACAACTGCTGGCTTGATTAATGAAAATTAAATTGCTTGGCAATTTTAGATGCTCTCATTGCGGTGGAATGAAGTATGTTGGTGATCCATATTTTGCAATGCAAAAATATTGGGTCGATGTAACATGTATTAAATGTAGTCATAGTGTTGATATCGAAATCAAGAAACTTAATAAACTTCTTGGTAAACTTGGATTCAAGGAAATTGAAGATTATGCTCCAGCAAAGAGTTATTCAAAACAAGTTCTATAGGCATGCAAATTCTTTTGTAAAAATCAAGAGAATTAATAAAATTCACAATAGAATATTTGCTTGCGATATCGGTACAGATGAGCAAATTATTTTGCCATTAGAGGGTAGTGAATTAATCCTTTTTCGTATTTATACGGTTGGAGAGGTTGCTAAACTTGTTGGTCGTCAATCTAATACATTGCGTAAATATGAAAAAAAAGGTTTAATTCCTTCTCCCAAGAAATTTGGAGATCAATATCCAAGTTATAAAAATTGGCGTTACTATGATGAAAACGATGTTTATGAAATGGTAGAATTCTTTAATGGTAGAATTCAAGGCAGACCAAAAAAAGTGTCGGCCAAGAATCTTACCACTAAGTTAGTTATAATTAATGAAAAAATAAAATTACATAAGTAGGAGATTATGGCAGATAAAGAAAAGAACGGGACAGAGATTTGGGCGTCGCTTGGAATTACCAAAAACCTTGGTAACTATGAGTCTTTGAGACTTGATGCTGGCGCTCGTACTGTTGCAAAATCATTGGATGATACTGAAGCTTGGGCTAAGCTTTGGGATTCTATTGATTCCCAAATTGAAGCTAAGCTTCAGGAACTAGACAATGAGAAACCGAAGTGACTGGAAGGAACTTGCTGTTTGCGCTAACGATCCTGATCCTTCATCTTGGTTATCATATGATTATCAAGATGTATTATATGCAAAAGAAGGCTGCAGTCGTTGTAAAGTAAAATCTGAATGCTTTACAGTTGCATGGAGTAATCCGCTGTATGTCGGTGTTAATGCTGGCATATCGGAATATGATTATTTAATTTTGACTTGGAAGGAGGCGAAGAAAGCAAATGAGTCTAACTGGTCAAGAACTAATAAGTCATTTCAAACAATATTGCGACAAATATCATAAGTTATTTATTCCAGATATTCCTAGACAAACTCATGTGGCAGATGCGCTTGTTGGGTATTACAGTCATGACGAAATTTTGCCAGCGATTGAATTGTATATAAAATCTAATACGGGACCGTTCTTGGTATTTGATTTTGCTGTACAATCAAAAAAAATGGTAGAGAAGGTCGCATTTGAAAAAGCTGCGACTGGTAGATTTAAGGACATAGTGGCACAAACAAGAAAGCGAATGGTTGACGAGTGAACTACGAAGTTCGGCTGTTGAATTCTATTGTTGAAAATAATTCTTATATTGACGCCATCAATGGTGGTGTTGAAAATGTTTTTCTTGAGTATAGAGATATCTGGAATTTCATTGTAAAGCATTATGAAGAGCACGATAAGGTTCCATCTAAGGATACGGTAAAGCATCACTATCCAGATTTTGATTTTGTCTCCACTCCAGAACCTGTACAATATTATATTGATGAGGCAAAAAAGGAAGCGTTGTCTTATCAGACAAGAACTATTGTTTCTAAAGCCAATGGTATTTTGAATGATCGCGGACCTAAGGAATCCATTGCATTTTTGATGGAAGAGGCTTCAAGGCTCTATAAGTTTTCCAGTAGCCTTAAGGATACAGATCTTGCTAGCGAGTGGAAAGAGCGCGCACAAGAATTGCGCGAGCGTTCGCTAAGAGATGACAGAGAATTTATGGGAATTCCTAGCGGTATTAGTGTAATTGATAAAACCTTTGGTGGTTGGCAGGCTGGTGATTTTATTGTTCTACTTGGCTGGACTGGCGTTGGCAAATCATTTATTGCACGACTCTTTGCAGTTAATGCTTGGAAAGCTGGTTATCGTCCGCTGATTATTTCTCTTGAGATGAATAAGCAGCAGGAGGGGCAGCGGCTTGATACTTTGTTGAATAATGGCGAAGGTCATTTCACCAATACAGATCTTGTAAAGGCAAATCCTGCAATTGTAAACAAATATGAAAAATGGGCTGAAGCAACTTTTGCTGGCAAACATCCTATCCATCTTGTTACATCAGAAGGTCTTGAAACGGCAGATCAGAACATGGTTCAGGCCAAGATTGATCAGTATCATCCAGATCTTGTCATTCTTGACTACCACGGCCTTTTTGATGATGCGAGTGGTGCCAAGACTGAAACTGAAAAGGCAAAGAATCTTTCTAAAGCATTTAAGCGCATTGCAGTAAAAAATGCTGTGCCGATTATAGATGTTGCTGCTGTTACAATGTCAGAGGGGCATTCTGAGCGACCGCCAGAACTTGAGGAGGTTGCATGGAGTAAACAGTTGGCTTATGATGCCGACTTGGTACTTGCAATCCATAGAGATTTTTCTAGTGATCTGTTTCAGGTCGTATCTAGAAAAGTAAGAAGAGCAACACAATTTGGATTCTATCTTAGATGGAATCTTGACACTGGCAAATGGTCAGAGGAATGGGATATCTAATGGATAATCGTATTGAAGGTACAGCTCAGGATATTGAAACTATTGTTAGATTAAGACCTTGGATGGAGGATGAGGCTAAGAAACTTTATGGCTACTCAGGCAGCACGCAGTTATTTACAGACTACATTCAGTCAGAGAATGTCTTCAAGTTTCAAATCATATTCACGGATGAATCTAAGTAAGCATATTGAGGATTTATTCCAAAACTATCATATCCACATTCATGCCTCTAGTGGTGAAGAGTATACGATATATTGCCCATTCCATAAGAATGTTCATACGCCGTCTTTTTATATAAATAATAAGACTGGGTTATGGCAATGTTTCAATCCATCATGCGGCAAGA